GGGGGGCTGTCATTTCTTGATGTCCCCCGCCCAAATCGCGCCCCACCTTCGAATTACTCCGGAGGTATATTTCGATTTGGGTTTTGGCTTGCCCCGGCCACTTAGTTCTCCATGCCTGTTTTCTTGCTCCTTTCCGGGCATGGGCTGGGGCAGGCGAAAACTCAGATCGAAGTATAAGAAAGGATGCGCGATGGTCAAAAAGAAGACCAAAACTCCTCGAACTCCCGAGGAAGCTGAACGAATCGCTATCAGCGCTGCCATGGATCTTGCGACACAGCAGATTCTGGACGGTACTGCTAGCAATTCGATGATCATTCATTTCCTCAAGCTGGGCTCCAGTCGCGAAAGACTCGAGCAGGCTCGTCTAGAGGCAGACACGACTCTCGCTCGAGCTAAGGTTTCGGCGCTTGAGTCCGCTGCTCGTACCGAGGAACTTGTCTCTGAAGCGCTAGCAGCGTTCAAGGTATATTCTGGAGATTCAGATGCGGAGCTATGACGAACTCAGCCATCTACATACATTCGAAGAACGTCTCGAGTATCTCTCACTCAATGGAGCATTTTTCGGCGAGACATTCGGTGGATCCAGGTGGCTGAATCAAAGTTTCTACCAAAGCGATATTTGGCGAGAGGCTCGCACCCAAGTTATCGCGAGAGATCTTGGATGCGATCTAGGCCTTGAGGGGTATGAGATTCACGACGGCATTGTTGTACATCACATCAACCCTCTAACGCCTCGTCAATGTGAGAATTTCGACCCGTGCATGTGGGATACCAACAATCTTATTTGCGTCAGTCGAGATACTCATAATGCAATCCATTATGGAACCAAGGCATTGGCTCTCGACGACTTCGATCCGAGATCGCCCGGCGATATGAAACTATGGTAGGAGGCTAAATGTCGATTCTACATGACACAAAGACCTACCTCGGGTTGATGGAGGATGACACTTCATTCGATAGCGAAGTTATGGACGCCATTGATAATGCTTTGGCAACCGCGACTCAGCTAAATCGCGAAGTTGGCGACCTATCGTCCGGGGCAGATTATCCCACTACTACTCTTGGACGGATTCTACGACAGTATGTGAACTTCTCAGTTCGCCTGATGTTCGATCCTCCGCAGACCTCGTTCGCCATCAAGGCAGTTGAGGCTTTGCAGAAAGAGGCGGAGTGGCGACTGACCATTCAATGATGGGAGAAAACCATGAGTGAAGAAACTCTGTCTCACTATGGCGTCCTCGGCATGAAGTGGGGCGTCCGTAAGAAAACGGAAAGCTCCGGTGGAGCCGGCCTTCGGTCCGTCGAAGAGAAGAAGAAGATCGGCGAAGCAGTCAATTCCGAGGCTTTCCGAAAGGAACGAGCAAAGGCCGAGAAGGCTTCCGAGAAGGAACGCAAGAAGGCTGAGTCCGATCTCAAGAAGGCTGCCAAGGCAGCAGCCCGCGGCGCTAAGAAGGCAGCATCTGCGCTCAAGAAAGGCGCAAAGGCCGCTTCCCAAAAGCATGCCGAAAACAAGGCTGCTCGGGCTAAGGCCGCTACTGAGCGCGCCCGCAAGAAGCTCGAGAACCAGAAGCTCAAGGAAGCTCGTAAGGCCGAAGCTGATCGCAAGAAGAAGCAGAAGGACGCAGAGCGCGCTGAGAAGAAGCGTATCGCGGACGAGAAGAAGGCAGCGAAGGAAGCCGAGAAGAAGCAGAAGGAACTCGAGAAGCAGCGAATTCCTAAGGGCGGTATTTCAAACGCCTTACGGAAGGAAGCACCTCGACACCTCTCTTCAACGGATCTCATTGAGCAGAACAAGCGACTCAACCTTGAGAAGCAGAATTATGAACTCAAGGAGAAGCTCAAGGAGTACGAGAATCAAAATAGGAGTGCTCTTGCCAAGACGGCTGACCTCTTCGTCGACGAGGCTCGCAAGAACCTGACGAAGTACGCGGCCCGGACAGCAACTGACATACTAACAGCAGCTCTTGACTCCAAGCTCAAGGGAACCGAGTATGAGGGTGTTGCTGCGATGGCTAAGAACTCGTTCAACCTCGACGCAATCCTGAAGAACGCCACCTCTTCGAAAGATAAGAAGAAAGATAAGAAATAGGTATGGCGCTATCAAATACCGCTACACCTAAATACTACGCCCAGTTCCGAGAAAAAGTTCTATCCGGCGAAATCCCAGTCTCTCATACAATTGAGATGGAGATGAACCGGATTGATGACTTGATCGCCAACCCGAGATACTACTACGATGACGGAGCTATCGACGGATTCATCGCTTTCTGCGAAAACGAGATGACCCTTGTCGACGGTAGTGATCTAACTCTTCTCGATTCCTTCAAGTTATGGGCCGAATCGCTCCTTTCGTGGTTCTACTACGAAAAAGTGACGAAGTTCATTCCCGATGAGACCGGTCATAACGGTCGGTATATCCAGGTCGATGTCAAGAGGCGCTTGGTCAACAAGCAATACCTTATCGTCGCTCGTGGTGCGGCAAAGTCCATGTACATGGCTTTCATCCACGCATTCTTCCTGACTATTGACCCGACCACCACTCATCAGATCGCAACCGCGCCGACAATGCCACAGGCTGAGGAGACATTGTCCCCATTCAAGACTGCTATTACGCGCAGTCGGGGACCTCTATTCAAGTTCCTGTCGGCAGGCACAGTCCATGCGACCGTCGGAGCCAAGGCCAACCGGTCTTTGCTCACGCCAACCAAGAAGGGTATCGAGAACTTCTCAACAAACTCGCTCCTTGAGGTTCGTCCAATGAACGTGGACAAGCTTCAGGGTCTGAGGTCGAAGGTGAACACCATCGACGAATGGCTATCTGGCGATGTTCGTCAGAACGTCATCTCGGCTCTCGAGCAGGGCGCGTCGAAACTCAATGACTGGGTCATTGTTGCAGTCTCATCCGAAGGTACCGTCCGAAACGGCGTTGGCGATTCCATCAAAATGGAATTACTTTCGATCCTTAAAGGCGAGTACTATGATCCGCACTCGTCGATCTGGTACTACCGGCTAGACGATGTGTCTGAGGTCGGGGATCCAAACATGTGGATTAAAGCTCAGCCTAATCTCGGAAAGACTGTGTCTTACGATACATATCAACGAGATGTCGCTAGGGCTGAGAATGTTCCATCCGCAAGGAACGACATTCTGGCAAAACGATTCGGAATCCCGTGTGAGGGATACACGTATTTCTTCAAGTACGAAGAGACCATCCCCCACAACCCACGAGAGTTCTGGCAAATGCCATGCGCCATGGGTGCAGACCTTTCGCAGGGTGATGACTTCTGTGCGTTCACGTTCTTGTTCCCTCTGTCCACTGGTGACTTCGGGGTTAAGACGCGAGCGTACATTACCACTCGTACGTTCGACAAGCTCCCTGCTGCCGGACGCGCCAAGTATGAGTCATTCATCCGAGAAGGATCGCTCCAGGTCATGGATGGGACAATCCTGGACATGATCGAAGTCTACAACGATCTCGACGAATACATCTTGAGATCGGAGTATGATGTTCGAGCGTTCGGATATGATCCATACAACGCCAGAGAGTTCGTTGAGAGATGGACGACCGACAACGGGCCATACGGCATCCACAAAGTCATTCAGGGAGCGCGAACTGAGTCGGTGCCTCTAGGAGAACTCAAGGGCTTGGCAGAGGATCGAAGACTCATCTTCGACCAAGAGCTATTCTCGTGGGCAATGGGTAACACCATCACCCTTGAGGACACTAACGGCAACCGGAAGATCTTGAAGAAACGAATGGATCTCAAGATCGACTCAGTTGCGGCACTCATGGATGCATGGGTCGCATACAAACAGCAACTCGACGACTTCAACTAACGAGAGGAGGTAATATGGGTATTATGTCACGGTTGGCAAGGGCATGGAATGTGTTCGCGCATGATCGCCCAGATCGTTACAAGCATAGTAACTACAGCGAATACCGCCCAAGCTACCGTTCTATCGGATCTACAAACCTTGTCCAAACGCTATACAACAAGATTGCGTTGGATGTCGCGAACACTCCGATTCGCCATGTGAAGGTAGATCAAAATGGTAGGTATGACAGTGAGAAAGACTCTTCGCTGAACGAATGCTTGTCTCTTATGGCAAACATCGATCAGACTTCGAACGCTCTAATCTACGAGCTCGTCTATACGATGCTGGAAACCGGTAGTGCAGCACTGGTTCCGGTTGACACAGATACTGCTCTAAACGAGGAAGGGTCGTTCGACGTCCTTTCTCTCCG